GATCTCGGCGGCTTTAGCCACCGAAACCCAGTCATCGTGAACAGCCATGGCAATCATGTCCCAATCGTAGTGGCGTAGTCGCAACAGTCAACCAACCTGCACCTTCAATCCTCCCAACTTGCCCCGGCCAGCCGACCCTCCGTAGGATCGACTGGCGGGGAAGTTTCAACGGAGAGGGCTCCGTTAAACATCTGTACACTATGGGGGAAGGAGGTGCCCGATGACGATGCGAGAACTGCTGGAGCGGTACGGATTGCTCATGAATCTGTCCGATCGGTCGATGACGCTCTATTCGCACACGATCGACAAGTTCGCAGAGTTCCTCGGCCGCGAGCCGCTGATTACGGATCTGGAGGACGTGGCCGTGTCCAAGTTCCTGCGGTGGCGGGCGACCAACCCCTGCCGGGGGCGCGTCGTCAGCCCGCACACCGTGGCCAAAGACCGCTCACAACTGCTGGCGATCTGGACCTGGGCCTGCAAGAAGAAGTTGCACCCTGGCGAGTGGCCGGGCCTGCCACGCCAGAAGCGGGTGAAGCGGACGCCGACCGCCTACACGCTGGACGAAATGAGCCGCCTGGTCCGAGCCGCCAAAGCCCGCCGAGGGGCAATGTCCGGCGTGCCGTCGGCTTGGTGGTGGAGCACGCTCCTCCAGGCCGCATGGCAGACAGGCGAGCGGATAGGTGCCCTGCTCGACCTGCGGTGGCGCGAAGTGGACACGTCGCAGGGACGACTCGTATTCCTCGCCGAGACCCGCAAGGGGAAGGAGCGTGACCTTGTTGCCCCGATCACCGCTGCCCTGTCCGCTGAGCTGGAAACCCGGCGAGGCCCGCCAGACGCCTTAGTGTGGCCCAGGACGGGCCATCCGCTGTCGCACTACGCATCCATGCGTCTGCTCTGCCAGACGGCAGGCGTGCCCTCCAGGGCGTTTCACGCGATTCGCAAATCCTCGGCCTCCTACGTCGCCGCTGCCGGTGGGGACGCCACGGCACACCTGGGCCACGCCGATCCGGCGATGACCCGTGGACACTACCTCGATCCGCGGATCACGGAGACGCACAGGGGGCTCGACTTCCTGCCACCGCTGGACCTCGTAGGGCCGCCGAAGGATGGGGGTAGACCGGCGGCGTGACCGAGCAAGCGGGGAGGCAACGCCGTGGAGGAGGACACGTCGTCGCCTGCAACCCGCCGCCCGGTCAGTCTCCGCGAATCTTGCACAGGCAGGGCCGCTCGACCTGTTGAGCCGCTGCCACCTGCAGCCGGCGGACCTCGGCCAGCAGCCGCATGACGTGGGCCGCAAGCGTGCCCGAGGTGCCCGTGTACGCACCGCTGAACCGGCGGGCGTCCTGCTCGCACTGCTGGAGGTAGGCGTCGGCGAGGGGCTCAGGCACGACGGCACTCCTGGTGGCAGGCCGCGTAGCCCGCGATGTCGATAGCAGCGTCGTCGGTGGCTTGGCCCGTGCCCAGCTGGCGGGCGATCTTGTCCAGGACCATGACGAGAGCCCAGTCGGCGGGCGTGAACGTCGTGCCGAACGCCGCGTTCACCAGCGACGCCGTCCTGGCGAAATGCTCCGTAGGTGGCCCGTACTTCCCGTGCCGGTCTCGGATCGTGGCGATCGCGTCCCGCAGCGTCTGCTCTGCCGGAGTGACAGGGCGGAACCCTGGTTCCCACTCGGCGTAGGTGTCGCTCAGGACCGAGTCGCCACGTAGCGCGTAGAACTCGCGGGCGGCTTCGACGTGCTTCGCTGCGGCATTCATCGTCGCCGCGTCTTGCGTTTCCTCGGTACTTGCGGCGATGTGCCGAGGTTCCGTCAACGGCTGGTATCCCGCCATCTTGTGGTCATCCTTTGGCGTGGCGTCGAGCCGCTCGCGGACGGCTGCCCGTAGTGCGGCGTTGGATTCTTCGAGTGTCGTGGTCGTCATGCTTGGTTCCTCGGGGTGAGTCCGCAGCCTATGCCCGTGGTCAAGCAGTCCGCACCGTGCCGTCCTTCATCACCCGATAGTTCTGCACGTCGAACGCCCCGCCGTCGTGGACGGTGGCAACGGCGAACCCATGGTTCCATCGGTTGATGACCGCGTAGTCGGGACGCAGGTCGCACAGGCATCCCGTGCTCCAACACGCCGTTTCGTGGTGCCACATGTCCGACTCGGCGTGGTTGCTGGTCCGGTGCGAATGTCCCACCAGGCACGTCGAGAGCGTCCGCATCCACGCACCGCGAGCGACGTTGACCGGAGCCGCCATGCCCTTCGGCAGCTCGTGGCCGTGCAGCACTGGCAACTTCCCTAGCATGACCGGCCGCTGATCATCGACGAGTTCGATGTCGAGTTTGTCTAGGTCGAGCCACGCCGTCAGGCTCATGCGTCGGTCGTCGCTGATCTCGGCGGCGTGCTGCCAAAGCCAGTGCTGCCACCGGTCCTCATGGTTGCCGGTCTTGTAGACGATCGGGATGTCGGGGAACTCCTGCCGCAGCCAGCCCAGGAACCCACGCACCGCCTCGAGCTCGCCTTTGAAGTCCCGGTAGGCCGGGTCTTTCATGTACCGGCTGATGGCGTAGAAGTCCGCGATGTCGCCGTTGAGCAACAAGCCCGACAGGTTCTGGTCCTTCAGGTGGCCGACCGCGGCAGCCACGGCGACCTCAGAGTGATACGGCACATGCACGTCGGACAGGATGCCGATTGGGCCGGTGACCTTCAGGACGTACGGCGTCCACGGCTGAGCCATCGACTTCGGCATGGCGAGGATCTCGCCGGCTTCTCGCGGGGGACGCGGGACCGTAGGCTTCTGCGTCTTGCGGTTCTTCTTGCCGTGTTGCCCGAACTGCCGCTGCATCCGCATGCGTGCCTGGTGCAGCGTGATCGCCCCGTTACTTTCCTTTACGAGTCGCCTTGCGAGCGTTTGCGCGGGGGCCTCGGGATGGAGTTTTGCGAGCCGCTCGGCCTTTCGCGTTATCGCGTCCCCTCGCTGCATCTGCCGCCTCCTTGCGATGTAGAACTATGTTGCCGTCGTCATCCGGCATCGGGTTGGCACCGTCCGTGTCTTCCTCGTAGTCAACGTCGTCGAGGCCAGTCCACCCGCGCTCATCCGTGCGCTTTGCCACGATGCAGCCTCCTCGCGTTGCTGATCGCTCGTCTCACCAGCACCGTACCCGCCGCGTCAACAAACGGCAGCCGCCTACTGGTGGCCTCCTCGCGGAGCCAGCCGACGATGGTGGGCACGTTGGCGTCGCACCAGTCACAGCCGCGGATGTCCATCTCCACGGCACGCGCCAGGCATTTACAGCCGGCCTTCGGCGTGATGCCGATCTTGGATAGGAGCTTTTTCAGTTCCGTGCCCGGTCCTTCATTTGGTGGCGGCGGGGCATGCTCGACTACTCGCAGCTGGAGCAGGCCGCTGCCGGGGCTTTCGCCCAGCAGTTTGGCAATCGCCGCCGCGAGCGTGGCCGGGTCCACTCGCCCCGAGTACGGGATGACCATGCTGCGGGTATTCATGAGCAGCACCCCGGCGGATCACAAGCACTGGTACACACAGACTCCAGGCAGTCTCGCGTGCCGTCGATCGCGTGCCGCACTTGCTTCCATTGGTCCCCGATGCACTGGCTACTGGCCGTACCGCCAAGACAGTTACTCTCGGTCAGGTCGTCGATGCAGTCCTGCTCGCTTGCGTACCCGTAGCCGTCGATAACCACCGGGTCCGAGTCCTCGTTGTCAGGGGAGACAACCACGGAGACGAGCGTGCCACAAGGGCAGACGGCGAGTACCACGGTGAACGAGGTTACGTCCGGCGAAGCCGGCGAGTTCGGCGAACACTGGTTCGTCCGCGTGACCGTGATGGTCACAAGCTTGCAGTTCTGCGGAGGGCATAGTTGCAGCGCGTCGGTAGACGAGTTGCAAAGGTCGGTAAACGAGTCTTCTACTGACACGGTCTTGTCGTAGAACACCTTGTAGTCCGCGGCTGGATCGCAGTCTGTCTCCAGCTCAGCAGGGTCGTCGCAAGAGGCACAGTCGTCGGCCTCGACCCACCCCTCGGCCGGCAGGTCGTCCTGTGTGCCACGCTCTAGCAGGGCGTCTACGATCCAGTCGCC